CAGCGACTCTTAGATTCCGTTCTAGGATATAACGGGTTTTAACCGGCTTGCTGTCCCTCTATATCTACTTCGGTTGCGCCGGATTGGGCTAGAGCGTCGAGCGCGTCTACCCCGGCGTCGTGCCCCGCGGAATATGATTTTTGTGTGTCGGTCATTCGATCACCTCGTATCCCTTGCCCTCAATGTATTCTATTGCGTCCTGTTCGAGCCAGTCCACAAAGTCATCGCGGCCGTCGTCGCTGTCGTCGTCTGCTTTCCAGCCTAATGATTCCGCGAACTCTAACGTGTCGCCTAAACATTCATATTTATAAATTTTTTTGCTCATTAATCGCCTCCAAGCTGTTCGGTGATATGCGCCATCGCCTCGCAAATTTCCGCCCATTCGTCGGCATAGGTATTGTCCATGTCGGGATCATCATGATCGCCATTGCCAATCATGCCTCCTAAACTGTCCTCGGCGTATGAATGCAGCTTCCACCAAATGATATTGATTGCCTCTTTGTCTGTTGTCGTGTCCATTTTTCTACCTCCCCATCGCCGCGACCATAGCGGCGTCTAATTCTGGCGCGAGTGAAAAGAAAACAAGCGCGCCGCCGAATATGCCGAGCAATACAAGCGCCTCGGCGGCTGTTGTGAGGGCGCGTTTCATTGTGCGGCCCCCTCAATAAATGCGCGCCTACGAGCGCTAAACGATTGCGGCGGCCAGCCGGGCAACGTGGCGAACCATTCCGCGCCGCGTTCTATATCGCCGCGCGGGTTTTCGACCCGCCACGCCTTGCCGTACAGTTGCCAAGCGTGCCATGCGCTGCCGGGTTTTACGTCGTGAATATTGCGTTTCATTGTGCGGCCTCCAGGTCTTGCATCGCCGCGACGCATTCGCGGAACATTTCGCGCACTCGGTCGCGATCGCGCGGACCCCAGTACATTGCGGAATGTATTTCTTTGCGTATCAATTCGCGCTGCGCAGATGACCAGCCAAGGCCAATCATTTGCCGCGCCCATTCTTTCGCGTCGGAACTAATCCGGGCGGGATTGCGGCTGTGTGAGGTAATCATTCGGCCGCCCTCCACGTCCAATAAAAATCGTTATCAAAGCAAAGGCCGGGACCGTCGATCACGTTTTTATTACCGTGATAACGTGTTGAATTGTGATAGCGGTCTAAAAATTCCTGCGCGGCCTGCGCGTGGTTTTCGTTTACGTCTAAGGCATGATCCCAGTCGTATGTATGACGCTGGCGTGCCTCGTCGAAAAATTTGCTATCGGTTACGATGATCCGCGAACCGCGTGAGTTAGTCGGCCCCGCATACCGCGTGCGAATTGCCGCGCGTGTTTCCGTTCTGTTATCTTGTTGCGTAGTCATTATCGATCCTCCAATGATCGGTTGGTGATTAGCGTCGGGATCGGGCTGCTACCCGTCCCGGCGCGGTTAAATAGATAATGTGCGCGCCGGTCCTTTGTCGGCTTGCCAGTCATCCAAATGACTCAGCAAGTTTTCGTCGTCGTGACATTCGGCGGGAAACGCGTCGATAACTGGTGCGGTATAGAACGAACCGTCTTCGCGCTGCGCTTCACATTGAACATACCAGCAGCCGTTACCGTCGTTTAAGGCGTCGGCATTTGGGCTGGTCGGGTATGCGTATGCAATCCGGTAAGTTTTGGTTTCCATTGTTTAACCTTTCAAGTTGCGTCGATACTATATATAACAGCTGTTATGTTAAACGCAACATAAAAAGTAACCTGAAGGTCGTTTTTTTTTGGTTCTTGACAAACCGGCCGAAACGTGCGTTTTGGTCGTTAAGATGGCCACCCAAAAACGCGGCGGCGGAAAGCCACGCAAAATTACTGACAAATTAAAGCTCGACATCATCAACGGCATGGCCGCTGGCAATAGTCTGCTGGATATGTGCGAGCGGCTTGGCGTCGAGCGGACAGGCGTCTGGCGAGCGCGTCAGGCAGACCAAGAATTCGATGACGCATTCGAGCGAGCCGCGTGCAATGGCATTACTGTTTACCTAGACGTGGCCAGAAATAATCTGGCGACCGCGTCTAGTCGTGATGACGTATTAAAGTTTAAAGAATTGCTGCGTCATGCGGAGTGGATGGCTGAGAAAAGGTTGGCTCTTTACCAACCAACGCAACGGCAAGAGATCACGCATAATGGGCCAATGGTCGTTGGATGGAAAACGATCGATGGCAATGCGACGGTTTTAACTAACGATCGAGTCAACGATCGCGCGCGACTGTCCACTACAGCCGACGTAGTGCCGGCGCTTCCCGGCGCGTAAACGTCACCGAAACGTTACTGGTCGCCCTGTAACCCGCACAAAACCGCCAATGACCTTCAGGTAATAGACCTGATAGGGGGGGGTCTTCGGGCAGGGGTACCCCCGGCGCGCGCGTTTCCGTCACTTATGATCCTATGCTCAACCTGACTGAAAGTAGAATTTCAAAAAACGCATGAGACGCCTGATACCTGATGTCCTGACGGCAGCGCAATGCGCATCCCTGGCCGCGACAACGGGGTATCTGGCTTGGCAGGACGATAGGTTGCTTCCTGTCCTCGCACACCTGTCGTCCTGCCTACCTAAAGCGGGATATGACCCGCCCTCCTATGTGCGGGTAGAACAGCGTAGCGAGGGACATGGTTGGCACTGCGACAAAGGCAACAATGGACACATGGACTGGTGCGCTTATACAGCGTCGGTTCTTCTCTCGCCGCCAGAGGACTACAGCGGCGGTACTTTTAAATTTGAGGATGGGCAGGAGCATCACCACTACCGCGATCTGCTGTACTACAGCAGCGACGAACGCCACATGGTAGAGCGTCATCGCGGCAACAGAATGGTGCTTTTGATGTTTATGAATGAAGCAGGCAAACCAACCTAACCACGTAACAATACCGTACACTCCGCGTCCACTACAGAACGATTTCCATAACAAGTCCCGGCGCTTCAATGTTGCGGTCTGCCATCGTCGTTTTGGCAAGACCGTCATGGCTATTAACCACCTGCTGCGTGACATACTTTTGTGCCAGCACCCCCGCCCCCAGGGGGCTTATATAGCGCCGACATACACGGCCGCTAAACGGATAGCATGGGCGTACCTGCGCGAATATGCGGGGGTTATACCGGGGGTGAAGTTTAACGAAGCGGAACTGCGCTGCGACCTGCCGGATGATCGCAAGATATATCTACTCGGCGGCGATAGCGCAGACAATCTTCGCGGCTTGGCATTAGACAGCGTAATTCTTGACGAATACGCGGACATGAATACGCGCCTGTACCCGGAGGTCATCAGGCCAGCGTTGGCGGACAGGTTTGGCAACTGCATGTGGATTGGGACGCCACGCGGTTCCAATCAGTTTAAAGAAATGTACGACTATGCCCGCGAGCAGGAGGAAGCGGGCAGCGAAGACTGGTTCACGATGCTTTTCAAGGCATCGGAAACGGGCATCTTGGAACAGGCGGAACTGGATGCTGCGCGCGAGGTCATGGATGACTCGCAGTATGAACAGGAATTTGAATGCAGTTGGAGTGCTGCATTAGTCGGCAGTTATTACGGACAGGCACTTGATCTTGCGGAAACGGATGGGCGCGTTACGAGCGTTCCGTATGATCCTAATTTACAAGTTTCGGTGAGCTTCGATCTCGGCGTCGCGGATTCAACTGCTATATGGTTTTGCCAAGAGTATCCCAGAACCGGCGAAATCAGGCTCATCGATTATTACGAAGCAAGCGGTGAGGGCTTGCACCATTACGTAAGGGAATTGAACAACCGGCCGTATCATTACGACAAGTTCTATTTCCCGCACGATATTATGGTGCGAGAGCTTGGCAGCGGGTCCAGTCGATATGAAATGTTGCTTGGCCTTGGAATGCGTCCTACTGTTGTTGCGAAGCTGAAGGTGCAGGACGGCATTGAGGCGGTACGCGGAATGCTACCGCGCTGCTGGTTTGACCGGAAACGGTGTGCGGAGGGTTTGAAGCTGCTCCGCAACTATCACCGGGCATGGGACGCAAGAAGGAATGATTGGCGTGATAGACCTAATCACGATCATAGCTCACATAGCGCAGACAGTTTTCGGTATCTAGCTGTCGGGCTGCGTGACGCAGACGACAACGAACTGCTGCAAAGTGTTTCGCGCTCGCAGAGATTGGGCGATGGCCGCCCGGTAATACTTACTGACTACGCGGATAGTTTTGTCTAGCGTTGATATTGTCCGCGCGACATACGCGGATATTGTTTACATAGCGCGGCGGTTACGCGCAGCGGACAAAAGCGAGATCTACCCGCATCTGTTTAATCCGTCGCCGGAAAATTTGGCGGCGTTTTCTTTTAATCAACGTTTTGCATACTGCGCGCTGCACGATCAGCGCCCGGTTGCTGCATGGGGTGCGCATGAGCGGCTGCCCAAGGTGTGGCAGTGCTGGATGTTTGCGACCGACGAATGGCCGCAGGTCGCGTTATCGACAACACGTTTTATCAGGCGAAAGTTTGCAGCGGAGATAGCAGACACAGGCGCGGTTCGTCTGGATTGCTGGTCTGCTGACGATCACGATGTATCGCATCGCTGGCTGGAAATACTGGGCTTTGTGCGTGAGGCAACGTGCGAAGACTACAGTCAGGATCGCCAGACGTACCATTGCTATTCGATTACACGAAAAAGGTTTGACGAAGGAATTTAATATGTGCATGGGCGGTGGCGATGGAAACGGCGATGGCAGCGATGCTGATCCTACAACGGTGCAGCATTCCGTAATTGGTCCGTATCAGGCGAGCGGTGTGCGCGGTGGTCGTGGTGATATTGGCGGGCGCGCGGAGGCTTTTGGAACGCCAGTCGATCCAACGGGCACGCGTGGCGAGGTTGCAGAGGGTGCCACGTTTAACAACATGCGTTCCTGGCACGGTCGCATGTTTGGCGACACGCGTTCCGATCAGCAGATTGCTAACGACATTGCGGTTACTGAAGCGTTAGACGCCAACCGCTCGACATTTACAACTGCACGGGGGCGACAGGCTTCCGTTGCTTCTTATGACCGTGGCCGCTCACCGCCCACGCCCGGCAGTTTGCTGGATCAGGTTAACCAGCCGCCGACTGTCGGGGGTGCGGTAGGGCTTGGTGTGTCTACTCTTATCGGAGGGCCGTTAGGGTTTATCGCGGGCCGCGCTGCCAGAGGTGTAGTCAATTCACAACTTGGCAGTCGTTCTATTCTAGGAGGTAATTGATATGTGTCTCAGCGCGCCAAAGCCGCCACCGTTACCCCCTCCCCCTCCGGCCCCAAAGCCGCCACCAACGCGCGATGATCCAGAGGTAGTAGGTGCGCAAAGGGCTGCGCGTCGCCGTGCTATTTCAGCGCGCGGTCGTCAATCAACGCTTTTAACAGGCGGGCAGGGTTTGGAAGACGAAGAAGCAAATCTTGGCCGCGTAAGTTTGTTGGGCGGATAACAGTGAAAAGGAAATAGCCATGCCAAAAGGCAAAGGAACTTACGGCAGCAAGGTAGGGCGTCCGCCCAAAAAGCAGAAACCAGTGAAGACAAAGCGCAGCAAATAATGTGTGTTCCCAGTCAACGTGGTTCTACGCAACAGCGACAAAATAATGATAGTCCGCAAGTACGGGATATTAAACAATCTTTAGGCTTGTCACAGCAGGAAATGCAGATCGTTAATTATCACAATGAGACAATAGCCCAAGGCAAAGTAGGCAAAGATAAATTCGGCCGTCCGGTAACAGTTTATTCAATTGGCATAAAAATTCCACCGGGCGAACCTAACGCTGGGCTATTTGTTTCCGTCCCCGGCTACAATCGTGAAACCAGAGAAAAAATGACGGAGCAAAAGGCGTACAATTATTGGAAAAAGGAAATCCAAGCAGGGAAATGGCCGATTTACAGCAGCGGTACTGCGTTAAATAAAAGGTCAGAAGACATACACAAAATTATGAATATGCAAGCGACGCAAGCAATTAGAGCGATGCGTTAATGTGTACGCCGGATTTATATAAACAAATGGGCGGCATGCAGAGCGGCGGCAAAGGGCTGCCGCAAGGTTCGATGGGCGCGCGACTGGATCAGGCGCAACGCTCTGCCATGTCTACGCAGGGCGGCGGCACTTATCAGGGCCGTACCGTTATGCAGGGCGTCCCCCGCAATACCGACGTTGCCGCTATTCGTCGCACAACGATGATGAGGGTTTAATGAATTTCAAAGACGCAGACGAAATCTTTAAACGCTATGAGCGTTTGAAGGGAATGCGCGGTACGTGGGAATCTCACTGGGAGGAAATAGCTGAACGCGTTCTGCCGCGATCCTCGGAGTTTACCGGCGCGCGCACACCGGGCGACAAGCGCACGCAGAAGCTATACGACGCCACAAGTGCGCTTGCGCTTGAACGTTTTGCTGCGGCCGTTGAAAGTCTGCTGACCCCGCGCGGTGCCAAGTGGCATACGCTGCGTGCGTCGGAACCTGACCTCAACGAAGATCCCGAAGTTGCAACGTGGTTTGATAATGTGGAACGTATCCTGTTTCACTATCGCTATGCACCGCGCGCAAACTTTGCAAGCCAGATGCACGAAAGCTATCTGTCCCTGGGCGCGTTTGGCACGGGCGCAATCTTTGTTGATGAAAAGTTTGACGAAGGCTTTCGCTACCGTGCTGTTCATCTTTCTGATTTGTTTATTGCAGAAAACGAACACGGCATTGTTGACACTGTATTTCGCAAGATGGATTGCACCGCACGTCAATGCGTAATGATGTTTGGCGAGGAAAATGTCAGCAAGGAAACGCGCGAGAAAGCCAACGATAATCCTGACGAAAGAATAGAAATACTCCACGTTGTAGCACCGCGCGAGGATCGTGACGTGTCGATGCTTGACCGCGCAAACATGCCCTTTGGCTCCGGTTACTATGAAGCGCAGAAACGTCTGCTGGTAGAAGAAGGCGGCTTTGAAGATTTCCCCTATATCCTGTCCCGCTATGTAACCGGGCCGCGCGAAACATACGGCAGATCACCAGCGATGATGGTGCTGCCCGATATTAAAATGTTGCAAGCAATGTCGCGTGTCGTAATCCGCGCAGGTGAAAAGGTTGTTGATCCACCGCTGTTGATTGCCGATGACGGCGTTATTCTGCCGGTCAACACTAAGGCAGGTGGTGCCACATTTGCCCGCCTTGATGGTCGCCAGCAAGCGCCTATCCAGCCGCTAAATACAGGCGGTCGTCCGGACATTGGCGAAGATATGATGGAGCGACGACGGCGCACGATCAACGATGCGTTCCTTGTCACGTTATTCCAGATACTTGTAGACAGCCCGCAGATGACAGCAACGGAAGTGTTGCAGCGCGCGCAGGAGAAAGGCGCGTTGCTTGCGCCGACAATCGGCCGCCAGCAGTCGGAAACGTTAGGACCGCTGATCGAACGCGAGCTTGGTGTTCTGTCAAGGCAGGGTTTGTTGCCGGAGGTGCCGCAGATACTTCTGGATCGGGAATACGAAGTTGAATACGTCAGCCCGCTATCGCGGGCGATGAAGTCAGAAGAAGGTGTGGGTATTTTGCGCACGCTTGAAATGGTGCAGCCAATAGCGGCGGTTGATCCGTCCGTCATGGACAACTTTGACTTTGATGAGATAACGCGTGTGCTTGCAGATGTTAACGGCGTACCACAGCGCATCCTGAAGCCAGTGGAGGAAATTGAACAGCAGCGTCAGAACAGGGCGCAACAGGAGCAAATGCAGAATGTCTTGCAGGGCGCACCGCAAGCAGCGGACGCGGCATTAAAGATTAGCCAGATCAGTCAAGCCGCCCAGCAGTGACAACTCAAAAGGAACTGATCGACGCGTACAGGAATATTTTCCTGCACCTGCCGGAAGGCCAACTGGTGCTGCGCGACATGATGAAAGCGAGCGGACTGTTTCAGATCACTGGCGTCCGCACGCCCGAAGAAGTTCAGCATCTCGAAGGTTCAAGGGACATGGTGCGACGCATCGTGTCGTTCCTTGGCCTGGATGACGAACAGGTGATGAAAATTGGAATAGGAGTCATAGACGATGAGTGAGGAACAAGGGTCCGTATTAGCGGGCAACCCTGAAGTCGAGGACACAGGGGTAGCGGCTGAACCCGTCACGGAAGCAGCCACGGAATCAACTTTAACCGAAGCTGGTTGGGCTTCGCAGGAATACAGCGGCGTCGTTGAGGCAAAAGGCTGGAAGTCAGCCGACGACGTTCTGAAAAGTTACGTTAATCTTGAAAAGCAAATTGGCAGTGACAAGGTAACGCTGCCGACTGGCGAAGAAGACATTACGGAATGGGATGGCTGGTCACAGCTTGGCACGCCGGAAGAAGCAGCCGGTTATGAATTAAATGTGCCAAGCGGCTACGAAGGCTATTCCCAAGATTTGTCTGACTGGTTTCGACAAGAGGCACATGCGGCAAGACTGCCAGCAGCAATGGCACAACGGCTGCATGACAAATTTGTTGAACGTGCAATCGCACAGGAAACTGATTTTGCCACTGAGCAACAGCACACGATGAACCAGTGGGACAGTGAACTGAAAAAGGAATACGGCACGGCATACGATGACCGGATTGGTCTGGCGCGTCGTGCGGTTCGTGCGTTTGGCTCTGACGAATTATCGAATGTTTTAAACCAGACTGGCATGGGCAATCACCCTGAATTGATCCGCGCCTTTGCCCGCATTGGTGCGGAGCTTTCTTCTGGCCAGCAGTTCAAGGATTCTGAACAGACAGGGCAGTTTGGCGTAACGCCGGATATGGCCAAGGAACAGATAGAGCAGATCCGGGCTAACCCTGCGCTCTACGACAAAAGCCATGCAGAACATAAACTTCTGAATGAAAAATTAACGCAGCTAAACGAAGTCGCTTACGGGAATGAAGTCCTGTTTTCAACTGGCGCTGCGGCGTAATTCCCTGATAACCCCGCAAGGGGCCAGGTATGACATTGGGAAAGACCAACGGGCACCGCACGTAAAGCGGAGGACTGAGCCTGCTTCGCAGATAACTCGCCGCGACAACACCCTACCTTCAACCAACTAAGGAGTAATGCGCCATGAGTGTGCAAATTACGACTGCGATGGTGGAGCAGTACAAAGGGAATGTCGAACATCTGGTTCAGCAAAAAGGTTCGCGTCTGCGCTCTGCGGTTTCCACGGAAACTGTAGTCGGCAAAAATGCGTTCTTTGAGCAAATCGGAAGTACGGCGGCCCAACTACGTACTAGCCGCCACGCCGATACGCCCAGGATGGATACACCCCATGCTAGGCGTCGGGTCAGCCTTGAAGATTACGATTGGGCAGACCTCATAGACAGTGAGGATCGCGTCAGGCTCCTCATTGATCCCCAAGGTCCGTATGCAACTGCTGCTTCAAACGCCCTCGGAAGGGCCATCGACTCGGCAATTGTTAGTGCTGCGGATGGAACGGCCTTTACCGGCGTTGCCGGTGGAACTTCAACCAGCTACGACAGCAGCAACACTGTTGACGTGCAGGTTGGCGTTTCCCCTGCTGCCGATACGGGACTAAACGTCGGAAAACTTCGCGCAGCCAAGAACGTCTTGGATGCTAACGAAGCTGATGACGAAGACCGGTATTGCATTATCAATGCCAAACAGCTTCAGAATTTGCTTGCTGAGACGGAAGTTACTTCGTCCGATTTTGCCACTGTGAAAGCTCTGGTTAGCGGACAAGTCGATTCCTTCCTCGGCTTCCAATTCATTCGCACGGAGCTAATTGGAACGGATAGCAATTCCGATCACAAAGTTTTGTTCTGGCAAAAGGCTGGAATGAAGCTGGCAATGGGTGCCGAACCAACCATTAAAATCTCGGAGCGCGCAGACAAAAATCACGCAACGCAGATTTTTGCTTCCATGACAATCGGGGCAACCCGGATGCAGGAAGAATTGGTTGGCTATATCGAATGCGATCCAACGTAGGGGGGGTATGAAAAATGGCTAATGTTAATTCATCTGAAGTCACAAACTTCCTCGCAACGCCTCAAGTTCTGAATGAAGCGACCAACATCCACGGTGTCATGCGCGTAGCGTGCGGCACTCAGGCGATGGCGGCCGGTGATCTCAGCGCGGGCGATACGTTGATGATGTGCATGGTGCCCACCAACGCCACTGTTCTCAGCATCAAACTTTTTAATGATGACCTAGACAGCGGCACCACCTTGACCGTTCACATCGGCCTTTATACGGCTGATGGGGATGTTACCGCCAAGGATGTGGACTGCTACGCTTCAGCAGACACAACCGCGCGTGCTGCGGTCACGGCGGGCACAGAACTGGCATACGAAGCCAGAAACATCAATCTGATGGGACAGAAGGTCTATCAGGATGCGGGCGATAGCACCGATCCGGGTGGATACTATTTCATCGGGTTTGAATCTCAGGCCGCTGGCGATACAGCGGGTGATGTTTCTTGGATTGTCACCTACGTCGTTGACTAAACGGATTGGGGGGCTTCGGTCCCCCTCTCCTTTTCAGGAATAATTTATGGCTGCAACATTTGTTTCGATTTCTAATCGGGCGCTTACCCTTTTGGGTGCGCAACCGATCACGTCGCTTGAAGACGATACCAAGGAAGCGCGTGCTGCAAACCGTATGTATTTGCAATCGCGCGATCAGGTGTTGCGCGGGCATCCGTGGAACTTTGCAATGAAGCGCGCTGCGCTTGCAGCAAACACAACTGCGCCAGTGTTTGAATACACAAACGCTTACGACTGGCCCGCAGATTGTCTTCGTATTGTTGAGGTAGACACCACGGAAAAATGGATTATAGAAGGCCGCCAGATTGTCACAGACGACGGCGCGCCGCTTAACATTGTTTACGTTTCCGAAGTAACGGACCCGACAAAGTTCGATGCGCTGTTTGTCGAAACCTACGCGCTACGACTGGCTGCGGACATTGCATACGACATAACTGCTTCGCAAACCGTTATGTCTAACATGGAGGAATTGTACGCGCGCAAACTGGCAGAGGCGCGTTTGATCGATGCGCAGGAGGCGCAGCCGGAAGCGGAAAACTCTTGGCTGGAGTCGCGTGTATAGATGGCGCGTGTCACTCCGATACAAACAAACTTTACCGCAGGACAGTTATCACCGCGCCTGTTAGGTCGTGTTGATTTAAACAAATACGCAAACGGTGCGGCTGAGTTAACGAACCTGATCGTAATGCCGCACGGTGGGATTACGCGGCGACCCGGCACCAAGTATGTCAACGAAGTCAAAACGAGTTCTGCTAAAACACGGCTAATACCGTTCCGGTTTTCGACCGAGCAAGCCTATTGCATTGAGGCTGGCAATTTGTATTTCCGGTTTTTCAAGGATCAGGGCGCGATCCTTGAGGCCAATAAAACGATAAGCGCAATAACCAAGGCTAACCCCGGCGTCGTCACCGCAACCAGCCACGGCTACAGCAACGATGATATTGTTTTCATCAGTTCCGTTGCGGGGATGACAGAGGTAAACGGCAAGTATTTTAAGGTAAGCAACAAGACAACGAATACATTCGAGCTAGAGGACATTGACGGCACCGACGTTAATACGTCTGGTTTCACCACATATTCCAGTGCTGGCACAGCGGCACGCGTTTATCAGATTACAACCACGTATGCGACGGCGGATCTGTTTCAATTACAGTACGCGCAGACGGCGGATGTCATGTATATCGCGCATCCGTCTTACCCACCGCGAAAGCTCTCGCGCACCGGCCATACGGCGTGGACAATTGAGGACGTG